TTATGCTGCTTCACTTAATCTCAAGCTTTCATAGTAATCCTCAGCCAAAGCAGTCATTTTAAATTCGGCTTCTATTCCAGCTATCTTTTCTACGGCTTCTTGGATTGATGCAAGATCGACATTAAAGAACTCCTTGCGCAAATTTACAGCGTTTACGCGTTTAGAATTGAATTCTCGGTGTAGTGCTGTTTCAAGAGCTGGAGCATCATCGGTGTAAATCATAGCATGTACGTCAAACGGGAATGGTACACTTGCATCGCCTAGTTCTTTTACCCTGTCCATAGGCTCTAGACGGCGAGTAAGACCAATCTTGTAAACATCTTCTCCAAACGAACCAATATTACTGATGACGTAAACATGCCCTCTACGGGTTTGCTCAGCCATACTCTTAGCTCGTTCTTCTTTGGCTTCTGCTTCAGCGAGTTGCTGTTCTAGGATTGCGATGCGTTGCTCCATTTCAGAGCGATCCTGCTCAGTAGCTTTTGCAAGTTCTCGCTGTGCTTTATCAAGAAGATTGCGGTACATTTTTTCTTCTTTTTCGGCATCGGCAATCGCTTTCTCAAACTCCTTAATAGCTCGTTGCTCTTCACGGATCTGCTCTTTGATAAGCTTCTGCTCAGCGACCTCTTCTTGTTTTTTAAGTGTGTATTGGTATTGAAGCTTACACTCTTCGAACTTAAGTTCGATGTAATCTATATCAAATCCGCACTCTAAGGTCGCTGCTGACTTCTCTAGCGTATTAGCAAGTTTTTCAATACGTTCAAGAGTACGCCCAAACGAACTCGGCGATACTTTGCCGATAAGAAGATCACATTCAATATTAAAAGCAGAAAGCATGAGCTTAACCTGACCATTTAGGATTTTACTATTGAATGACTTGTCTTTAGATATAACCGTCGATTTTGGGAAAGTGATCGCTGTTTTATCTTTGATCATGTCTTTTTGCTGTTGCCTAACGTCTTTGATCTCTTCAGCGAATCGAGCAGATGTTTCGTAAAGGTACTGTGGCATTTCAAAATGGCCATGAGAAGTGTATTCATCAAGTCTTGAATATAAATCGATATCACCCATTAACTCTTCTAGGTCAAGCTCGCCTTTGTCAATGCTTGAGTTGAGATCATCTAATGTTGATTTACTCGACTCTAAGGTAGCTTGCAGCTCTTGAATGCTCTGCTTTAGTGCATCATCTTGCCCTTTTAAAGCTTGAAGCTCGGCAGTTTCTGAATTGATTTTATCTAGCTCTTGCTTTGCTGTTTCATTTGTAGCAATTATCTTTTCTCGACTTACACACGCTGAATTATATTCCTCTTTTGTTTTTGCTAGAGCTTCATCTAGCGACTTATATTGCTTAATCTTCTTATCGGCTGAGCGTTTAGTTAGAATAAAAGTTAGTACGACAGCTACTAATGAGAAGCCTGCCAACATCAGTATATTATTATCCATTGATTACTTTAGAACCTCTTGAATGAATTGCTTCCTCAGAGCTGCTCGCTCTTCGCATCGCTCCTGATACTCTTCTGCGGCGCTAGCTACAGCGTCTTTAAAAGCCTGTTTTGCTGCTGACGTCTTTAGCCTTTCTTGCCTCTGTAGTTCACGCTGAGCTTCTCGCACTTGTCTCTCGTGCTCTCTTAATGCTTGGGCATATGCTCGGTCACGAGCCTTCTGCCTACGCTGGGATTCACGAGCAGCTTGTTTATTGGCTCTATCTATCGCCTTGACAACTTTTATCGCCGTTCGTAAACCACTGCCTCGTCTAGCCAAGGGTTTCCTCCTTAGAAGTGGTGTAATTCAGATTTTTTTGGATGCCAATACAATCGAATATAAGCTATTAATTTTAGTATTAAAAACACATGCTGCCTCACTCGAAGAGGGGAAGGCTCTAAACGATTTTGGGGCAAAACTCTCTTACGCTACCGCCCTTCGCTTCTCGGCACGCAACATGCCATTACTGTCTAAATCTTTTTACGTGAATGTACCATAAAGTGAATAAAGGCAGATTTGATTTCGATCGCATGGAAAACTGCCTGGTTATTGATTAATCGACTAATAACCAATGGTATTCTCATGGTGAATTTGTAAGGGGTAAGAGATTGTTTTAAGTAATGGATATTGCGTGTTAATTGAAGAATACCCATATAGGTAAAAGAGGCAGAAACGAGTTAGTGAATACCCATAAAGACTTTGCTTAGAGTGCGATGGAGTAAGCAAAACTTTGTAATAGTCATATTACTCATAAGGACATTGATGTGGGCACTTCGAGGTGTTCAGGTCGAAATCTCGACAATTTCAAATGCTCTTTTTACTGTGGATACGGCTCATTTGAATTTTCTATCCAACACTAGATTGAATGAGCTTGCTAACCTTTTGTTTTGTAACTCCGGTATAACTACCGTCTAGTTCAACCTCGCTGACTATTTCTTCGGTAGTAAGCGGGGTCTTTTTTTTTCCCGACTTTACATGTCGTTGCCCTTAGCATCATGCCGTCCGTATTGAAATTCTTCTGCCATAACAAAATTGCGATGGTGCCAGTACTGATGCGGGTTGGACGCGTTATTGCTGATCGTTGCTTTGATCGTCCGATCCTTTAATTTGACCACGTAAAATGCTCACTTTGTTTTTTATCAATAAGTTAGGCTTATCACTTGTCGCTTTCGGTGATCCTTAAAACTGAAAAACACTGAAAAAAAGCGCATTTTTCGAAATTCCTGATCGTCAGCAAAACCCCAGCAGCCGTGCGGGTTGGCAGTCTATTTTTGCACAAATCAAAACTGAAAAAAAAATCAGATCGTGAACGTCGCCGGAGGGGAGGAGGAGTGCGTTTTACGTGGCGGGAAGGTTTACGTGTGCAGATGACCTGGCGGCTGTTTAGCGCGTGGTGATGTATTCGTGATGAGTTTGATATCGCGGGGCGGAACAAGAAAAACGCCCTTGTGTGGGCGCACTGAGTGGCTTGTTTTACGTGGGTTTATTTGGTGATGGGGTCCAGCCTACCTTTTAGGGTTGTTGATGCTTCACCGTGGCCTGCCATATCGGCTGATTGGTCAGGTGCGCTGGTTGTTCCCGAGCCTCCGGGGTCTGTCCATGAATGCGGGTGCGTGTGTGATGCGCATGTATCAGACAAATCAGTGACCACTTGCATCAGTTCGCTGAGCAGCTTGAGTACATTCTCGCCTTCTGAGCCAAGCCATGTCTTTGGGGCGCGGTGGTCTTGCTCTGTTTTGGCGCGCACTTCGTGCAGGTCGCAATGAAGTTGGGCCAGCTTATCGGTGATGTGTCTAAAGTTACCCTGGTCGTCCACGTGTTGGTAAACCCCCGGACGCTGTTGGTAGCGGCTTTCCCCTGCTTTGATGGCGGGCAGCTTCCAGCCCAGTGGCAACACGGTGCGAATAAAAGGCTTATCCGGTTCGCCGTTGAAGAACGCGACTTCGACGATGGCGCCCATGGCGGGCGGCTCTAACCTTCCGGCATGGTCGCCAATGCCTGGCACGGGCAGCGGCACGGCCTGAAGGGTTGGAATGTCTTCGCGCTCCATGAATTTACTGTCCAGCAGCTTCACGTCTGCAGCGTAGTGCGGATAAAAGCGATCTGATAAATCACCTTCGTGGGGCAATTCAGTCAGGGCCACGACTTTGGCGGCGTGTGGCAGGTGCCATTTGCCGGTGAATTCCGGGAACAGGCGTAAAATGATTCGGTTTATCGCTTTTATGTCCATTGGATGACCGTCTCTGTTCCTGTGTGTTCGACACTCGCCAGCTTTCGGCCATTGACTACTACGCCCGGCTTTAGGTGCGGAATGCATGGCAGGGTGGCTTTTTTCAGTGCCTGGTTTGGGTTCATGATGTTGTTTGGCAGGTCAACGGCTTTGTCTGCCCAGTAGGAGTCGCCCCAACTTCCCACAAAAATGCTGCCGTCACCTTGCTGTTGCCAGATGTAGTCAGGGATGCTGAAGGCTTGGCCGAGGTCATCTAACAGGCGGTAGCCGTTCCCCGTCGAGTAAAAGCAGGGTATCGCCGTTTGGCTGTAGGCGTTCTCAGGAAAGACGAACTGCAAGCCCGTTTGCTGTGACAGGTTGCTGAGGATTCCCGCCAATGTCGGGTGACGCATGACCACATGCCAAGGGTGATAGAGCACGGCGGCCAACTCCCGGCAGAAGATTTGTACATATCCCGGTTTGCCCGGTGAGACGCGCTCAATGTAGCCGGTGAATACCCGCTTAACGGAATCGCCCCAGCCCAAATCTATGGCAACGATTTGTTTTGGGGCCGCATCACCTTTGATCGTGAGTTGCGCCCGCCCCGGCGCATTTTCAGAAAAGGCCAACTGATGTTGGCTGACTTCGGTTTGTGTGTTGCCTTTCCAGCATTGGAGGCGAAATCTGGGGCTATTCATGGCAATGCGTTTTCGACTTGGTGCAGCACGCCCATAAAGCCTGTCATTTCCACGTCAGTGTCCGGTGGCACGTCATCAGAGGCGGTCGGCGGGCTGGCAGGTGTCGTCACGCCGGTGGCTTTTTGCTGCGCGGCAGGTGTTGGCGGTTCGCGCTTTTCGGTGCGCTCAGCAACGCTGAGGTGTTCAACCAGTTCAAAGGCAACCACCCATTGCCGCAGCGTCATGTCTTCCCGTGCGGTCAGGGTGCCCTGAAATTTCACCTGACGGATTTTGAGCGCATCGGCCGTTGGATTGGTAATACGGTATACCACCCTGGCAGCGGCCTCTTTTGCCCCTGCCAGGGTGAAGAGCTGGTTTAACATAGGCGCCGCTTTAAACGGTATGGTACCGGTCACCGCCAACACTTTGGTTTTATCGCCGGTTTCGGCCTGGTCAGTGGCTGCCGAACTACCGGACATGTCCTGTCCGGCCAGTTGCTGGCGGGCGGTGACCTTGAGTCCTTTCAGCGGGACCCGTTGCCCTGAAAGATTCAGCATGTTTGCCCCTTAACTCAGTGCGCCTTTGCCATCAGAGCGCAGGGCCGGTCGTTCACCAAACGGAAAATCCGGGTTATCCGGGTAATCACATAATGCCTTGCGGTCGGCCAACAGGTTTTCGTAGTCACTCTCGGTCAGCGCACCGGTCCGGTAGGCTTCAGGGACACGCAAGTCCCGTTCATATTGCTCAAGGCGCTGTATGATGGATGTCAGCTTCCCGTTGCGCCAGTGTCGCTCATTGACCGCTTTGGCTGGCCGCTCTTTCTCCCTGTCGTATTGCCAACGGTTCTGTTTCCAGACATCAAAGGGACTGTTCGGTGATTTTAGGGTCCATCCTTGCTTTATCGGTCCGAGGTCGGTGACTTCTTCCGAGACGCTACCGTCATTTTTTTGATACTGAATTTGGCCGCGGTAATCTTCAACAAGGCGCCATTTGCCGTGTTCAAGTACCACGGCAAACCCCTCTTCCACATGAGGTGGCGCTTCCCATGTGTGATCGTCAGGAAGCACAAAACCGGGCTCAGCAACCACCTGTTCACGTCCCTCTTTGTCCCAGTAACGTGCGCCTGTTTTTATGTCCAATACCCGCCATTTTTTACCATCATGATGAACGGTTTGCGTCTGTGGTTCATAGACTGGCGGGACCTCAAAGATTGCCCATTCAGGAAAAGCACCATCGGGTTCATCCACAAAGTAACGCACGCCATCCACCGAATAAAAAGGCACCAGGGTGGCATCGTCAATTTCAGGAGACCACCTTTCTGTTTTCACGTCGAAACGCGCGGTTTTCCCTTCTGCGCTCGGGGTGAAAACAGACTGGGTACAATCGGGACCCAGGCAAGTCCCTTTGACGACGTGCTCTGTGACATTTTCCATCCACCATCCTTTTGGACAATGACGCGATACCCTCACGCTTTGGGTGTGTTCAAAAAAACGTGCCATTACTGAAGCCTCACTATCCAGTTGAATTTGATGTTTTTGATGGTATTTTCTGCGCCGCCGTGCGCGGCGATATTGACCGTGTGACTGTGGCTGCCGACGTTAATAATGTGGTTGTGGTTCCCCGTTGTGCTGCTATAAAGCACGTTGCCGTGTGAGCCTCCGGCAGCATCGGCGTTGTGGTAGCTGCTGGTATAGCCACCTTGATAGCCCCCCCTTGTGTGGTGCCTGTGGTTACCACCGACGGTGGTGTATTTATTACCCATGTCGGTACTGCTGACCGTTGAGTTAGGGTGTCCATGGCTTTTGATTTGGTCGGATTCAAACGCCAGTACCGTGTCAGTCTCTTTTTTACCGACTACCGCCATCCCCCGCATATCAGGCAGCACACCTAGGGGGTAAGCTTGCGCGGTTTTAGGATAGGTCTGTTTGTCAAACGCCTGCCCCTTCATAATGGCAAACCCTTCCGGGGCCTCATCAGTAGGCCAGGGTAAAGGCGCCCCTACCGGGCAACTGTTGCTGCTTTCCCGCACCTCGCGTAAATCTTTTATGGTGCCGTCGTCATGTAGCATGGCCAGCGGACAAACATAATGGGGCCTTCCATTCCCATCGGCGTAATCGGTCAATGGGTCGGCGGATAACCTTATGTCAGCGGTGTTGGCCCATGCCGATGTGGCGGTCCCGTCCCTGTATGCATCCAACCATAGGGTGACCGGTGTCTCTGTGACCGTGAGTACCTGCAATACCCCGGCTTGTACTCTCAGCCCGCCCAGATATGCCAACCCCGGCGAGATCAGGTATTTGGTGGCATCACTGGCATGCTGTGTCACCTCAAATCCATCAAGAAAAGCAGTATGACCATAGTTATCGAGACAGTGCAGGCGGTGGTCTTCGTCCATCCCTTTCAAACGGGCCTGATAGTCAACTTGCCAGGTCGCCGCATCCACCGTCACATTGGCCGCTTTCGCCGCACCATCAAACTGCATCAGCAAGGATTTGGTGAGCGCCATGCCCGTCTCTTTGGTTTCGGTGGCCTTGTATACGACCATGGCACAACTGTCCGGGACCGCTTTGTCATGCAAGAACATGGCGTTGAACGTGAACGGCGCCGTACTGCCCGGTATCACGACCGAATACACCACGGCATTGCTGCCGGATTTGCCGATTTGTTCGACATCCTGTTGGTGAACCCATTGACCTTGTGGCGGCAGTGTCACCGTGCGGTCAATCGTCTGGCTAACATCCAAATCCGGGATGTAGGCAAAAATGATTTCATTGAGGTCAGTGGGCTCGCCCAATAACACTTTGTTCTGTAGATACTGTTCAAACCCTAACGGGATCGCCGTCTGGCTCATGTCTCGCCCCCTTCTGGCTGCGATAGTGTTGCAATGAAAAGCTGTTGCCGGGTCTCAGCAGGCTGAGGTGGCAGGTTGATGGATACGCTGTCGGTCGCGTGGGCGGAAGCCAGGTCAAAGCGGTGACCGAAGGCGCCGCCATGTACCCGGAGTGCGACCGGATAGGTCACATTGAATTGATAGCGGCGGCAGGTACGCCCGTATTGGCGGATCATGGCATTCATCAGCCAGCCCTTTTGCGCCAGTTCCCCGTCTGCGGTATCAATGGTGACCACATCCCATTGCACCGGGTCTTCACGTTCATGGATGTCTACCCAATCCACCCCCAGTTTGGCGAACATGGTTCGAAAACCACGGGTTTCGCCAGCGTGGCGGGCGAAGGGGTAGGCATTCGCCACACGTATGCGGAAAATCATTTCGTCTTCACGCTCCAGCGGGGTAATGTCCCGCTCCCACGCCATGAGTTTCACCACGCCAATGGGGGCGGTGAGTGCATCAAACTGGGTGAGAGGCAGGCGCAATGCGTCATCGACTTTTTGCCAGTAGTGCCTGAGCGCGCGGGCAAACTTCACCAGCTCGCTGCCTTCGCGGCCCATCCAGTACTTGAATTTGATGTCTGGCAGCTTCATGCGGTTAGCCTTGTAAATTCACGCTCAGCGTGCCAAGGCGTGGAATGGTCAGGTGACTGATGATGTCGTCCTCGGCAAACTTCACCGATTCGAGACCCGGCAACAGGATGTGTAACTCGCCTTCCAGAAGGGAAAAGCTGAAACGGCCAACCGGCTGAGTGCGCGTCACGGGGTAATCGAGGTTTTCCCGGAATGCGGATTCAGTGATAAGCCTCACCTGTGCTTGCAGGGTCACGCGCTCTGCATCGGTGAGTTCAGGTTTCGGCCACACAGACACCGTGATGTCATGATGCGTTTCCGGCATCGCTTTCACCGTCAAGCCATCGCCGTGGCCGTGTAAGCCTTCATCAATCCGCGCTTGCAGTGTCGCAATCAGCGCGGGCGCCGGGTTTCCGGTGTCTAACAGGATAAGGGCGTTGGCGGTACCGGGGCCATTGGGCGCACCGTGTTCAAAAAACACGTTGTCGGTTTGAATGCCCTTCACTTCAGTGAGAATGGCGCGGTAAGCCGCATCAATGTGCCATTGCGCAACGGCTGACCACTGGTTGCGCACGCGAAGGCGCAACTCATCTTCGTTTTCTTCGTCTGCACCCGCCACCATCAGCCAGTCTTCCTCATTGGCCGCCGCCGCAATGCCCGGCGGGGGCGTCGGCAACACATGAAAGTACCCGGCGCCGAGGTTATAGGCCGCGCCCGCCGCTTCCGCTTCCACTGCCGCTTCCACGGTAGTGGCGTTCTCCGGCATCACGGTGTCTTTCTGCACTTTCACGCGGTAGATTTTGCCGTTGATGATATCGGTCTGTACCCAGGTGCCCGCCGGGATGAGCAAGGCAGGCCCCTGAAGGGCGGCCCGTTGAAACACCAGATTGCCTTTGGCCTTATTGGCGGGCTTGGGGGTCACATCCACGCCCCATGCCTTTTGCTTCAGGAACTGCCCGGACGCCGTCGCCAAAAACATGTTTGGCAACACAAAGCCAATCAGCAGCTTTTCAACCAACCACACCGTGCAGGTGATCACCGCTTGCTCAATCATGCGCCAGAAAGGCGAAAAGCGGCTGTCGTTGTTGATCACGCTGCCTGCTTTTTCCATTTCTTCTTTCAGCACCTTGCGCCAGCCTGCCGGGTCGGTCGGAATGCCTGCGTCTTTGACGATTTGCTTATAGTCCGGCTTAGGAATATCAGACATTGCTTACCTCTACGTCGAGTCGGCCAAATTCGCGGGTGTCGGCAAAAATCCAAATCAGGCCCAGCTTGGGCTCTTCCAATGTCACCGTGCCTGGCACCAGTCGTGTTTCTTCTTCCACCAAAAGTTCAATTTGCTTTTTGATGTCAGCCCGGCCAGACGGCGAGGTGTCACCAATCAGAGCCACGGCCAAACCGCTTTCGATAATCGCGTGCTTGATGTCTTGAGCAATCACTTGCGCATCCTGGATGAGCACCGGGTTGCGGCCGTCGTCCAGCACCACATCCCCGTTTTTAATCAATATGTCCTGATAGCGGTAACTCATGGCGCGGCCATCTCCAATTCATGCGCAAGGTCTTGCGGGCTGTTGACCTGCTGCGCGTAGATGTTTACGCCACCATAGTGGGTGCTGCGGCCTTGGTTGTAGGTCGCCATTTGACGCGCCACGCCGCCTTGCTGAACCGGCGCACGTGGGGTGGCTTGGCGAACTGCATCAATTTTTTGCCCCGGTGCTTCTTCGTCGCTGCCAAAGCCCGGAATCCAATCAACCAGCCCTTTCACGGACTCCATGGCCGCATTGAATCCGCTGTTCAACCATTCAAACAGGCGGGTGAATACCGCTTTCAGTTCATCGCCAATGGCAAACAGACCCTCAAAGGCGGTGACGTCAGTGAAGCCGCTTGTTACCCATTTCCAGCCACCGTAAATGGCCTGAAACGCGGCGCGGAAGGGGGCGGAAAGCAAAGTGATGGCATCAAACCAGGCGGTATCACCAAAGCTGGCTTTCAAGTCGTCCCAGTAGTAGGTCAGCGCACCCATGGCCGCGACCGCCGCCACACAGGCACCGACAATCAACACAATCGGGTTGGCCGCCATCACAATGTTGAGCGCGAGGAAAGCGCCTTTGGCAAAGGCCAGCGTTTTGGAAAGTGCACCAAAAGCCAAGCCCAACCCTTTAATTAACGGCGTACCGACAAGCATCACTGTCGCCCATAGCATTTTCATCGCCCCCGTAATGATGGTGAGCACACCGCCTGCCGCCACCAGGCCGAAGAAGCCCAGCGCCGCATAACCCAGCCACTTGGTGATTTTCGGAAAGACCTGTGTCCACTGCACCAGCTGCATGGCGCCGTCGGCAAGAGACTGCACCAGGGGAAGCAAAGAGGGCAGCAAGGCGCTGCCAATGGCGGCGCGGATAGCGAAAATACCCGCCTCCATGCGCTCCCACTGGTCGGTCATGGCCCCGGCCATCTGCTGGGCCAGCGCGAGCCCCTTCACCTGGTTAAAGTCATCAATCGCCCCTTTCAGCTCTCCGGTGCGGTCATAGAGGGTATTGATAAAGCTCATGGCCTGTTTACCGCCAAAGGCTTTTTCAATCTCCAGCTTTTCCATCGCATCCAGTGTGCTGCCGTATTGCTGGCGAAGGGTCTGGATGATGCTGGCGGTATCTTTGAGCTGGTGATTACTGTCAAGAAAGTTAAGGCCGAGCTTTTCCCCTGCTCCGGCGACCTTGGCAATAAATGCCTGGTATTTGGTGGCCGCCACCGAGCCTTCCATCTGGTTACCCAAAAGCCCCAGCACGGCAAACTGCTCGCCAAGGCTCACCCCCGCCGTGGTGGCATCGTTCCCCAGACTCTTGAAGGACTGGGACAGCTTGATGCCATCGGTTTTAAATTTCTGCACGGCCAGCGCGGTATAGCTGCCCAGTTGCTCCGCCCAGGCGTCTTGCCCTATGGCTTTGGCATTGTCACTGAAAATGCCATACATGGTGCCGAAGTAATCGGTAATGGTTGAGGTCTGCGCCTTGGTCGCGGCGGCGGTCACTGCCGCCACCTGAGTGATACTGGCCAGCTGGCTCGGGTTGATGCCTTCCATGGACGATTGAATGTCATAGGAGGCGGCCACAAATTCCGCCGCTGATTTGCCGTATTCGACAGAAAACGACAGGGCAGTATCAGCCAGGTGCTGGAGATGGGCATCCGCGACCCCGAGCGATTTTACTTCGCCCAGAGCCCTGTCCATATCAATCGCCGGTTGCAGGGCCTGTTGCAGCGCAATGCCTGCCCCGGCCACCCCGGCGGCGCCGGCGACCATGGTGTGGGTGCCGTCGCGGTAGTGTTTTGACATCGCGCTGAACTGCCGCTGGATGTTCCCCAGCGGCTGACTGATTTGGTCAATCAGGCCGACGGTAAAGCGCAGTGGTTCAGGCAATGACATAGGTGGTTAGGCTCCCAGGGCGCTGGCCGTGGCCATGCCGGTGTTTTTCCAGTACTGCGTTTCAAGGAACACAGCCCGTGCAAGGTTCATCTCTGAATCGGTTTCATGGGGCAGCCATTTTCGCCGCCACGCATACATCTGGAGTAAGTCGCTGCTCTCGTGCGACTTCACCAGGTCTTCTATTTTTTTATGGTGATTGACACCTTCGGCGCATATTGCGCCATCACCACACTGGCTAACTGCATCATGGCGCCGGGGTTGTCCGCCGCCAGCTGGCGCAGTGCCCCTTTGCTGTCTTCACTGTTGACCGACTGCATGACAAAGTTATGTGATGCATCTGCAATATCTCCCTGTGCCACGGCGCCGATGTATTGCCCGTAGATTTCCGGGGAGGGGGAAAAGGTGATGTCTTTCCCTTCCACGGTCAGTTCGATGCCTTTTTCGTTCATGACTTTCTCTCTCTGTCTAATTTGGTTTCGAGGCGGGCAAACTGCCCGGTGATAAATTCCTTTAACTCACTCACATCGTGCTTGGTGGCGTACTTCTCGGCGGCATCGGCCCGCTGCTCGACAATGGCCAGCTCATTTTTGTGTGTGCGTTGCTCCAGCTCACGGGCGGAATGGGCCGATTTTTCCGCGCGGGTAAACACAAACCCAATCAGTCCGAGAAGAAACGTGGCTACGGCGAGCCATAGGCGAACATCGTCCATTCAGTGTTCCTTGCTCGTCGTGTTGAGGCGACCAAACAGGGCAGGCGGGGACAGCCCCTTTGCAACCTGTTTGTCCTGGCTGCGTTTATGAATACTGATACCCAGCACCGCCAGTGCCACCGTAAACAGGGGAGTTAAGGCGACCACCGCATTCACGAGGGCTGCGGCCTGCGTCGGGTGACACACCAGGGCATAGGCCAGACCGAAAAACAGCAGCGACCAGGCCAGACACATGGCATAGCCAAACGTTGGCCGCCAACGGCGCACATACGCATCATTGCTGGCAAGCTCCGCCTGCTGGGTGGCCGCTTGCGTGGTCATCGCCAGTTTGCGCTCTTCGCTTTCCAGCGCAGCATGCTGGAACGCGAGGTCGTTGAGCCGCAGGCGCTCTTCACTTTCCAGCTCTTTAATTTTTAACAGGGCATCCGGGTTGGCTTTGAGCTCAGCCTCAATGGCGGCCGGTGTCGCTTCTACCCCCAGGGTACTGGCGACCATGGCGCCCACCGCGCTGCCTGCCGGACCACCGATAACGGTCCCAATTAAAGGCGCTGCACTGCCCAGAAGGCGTTTGACTGTCTCCCACATCACGCGGCCTCTCCCGTCACCGCCGGGTAGCATTTCCGGCACAGTTGAAAATGGGGGCCATCAAGCAACGGGGTTTTCCCTTGTTGCCTTTTGCGCGCCACATAACGGGCGATTGCGTCTTCTAAATCCGCTTCGTCGTTGATGACCGTCCAACAGGCGCCCCACACAATGGGAATATCCAGCTCCCTCGCGGCCTGCCTCACGGCATAGGCTATCTTGACGTAAAGCCCGAAATCCCAGCGCACACTTCCCCCGACCCAGGCGCCCAAATCACAGGCATGGCCGGTGAGGTGTCGGCTGTTAAAGGTTCTTGAGGCGCCTTTTTCGACCAGCACTTTCTGACGGGCCAGGGTGCGCAGTCCTTCCATTACCGTGAAGTCGACGCCCACAATCTCAATGGCCCGCTCTATCACGCGCTGTAAATCCTGATGCAGTTTGGCCAGGCGTTGACGTGACCGTTTTCCAAGTTGATAAGCCATGGTGTTTTCCCTTGTTACCGTCCGCCCAGACGGCGGACCCTGATTTCATGTGCCTGCTGGCAGTGGGTACAGGTCGTGCTTTGAGGCACCTGCTTACGCCGCGCTGCCGGGATGGTATCGCCACACTCTGCGCATTCGGTGTGGGTATAAACCGGCGCCGCTTTTGCCCTTGCGCTGGCGGCCAGCTGGTTGGCCAGCGCCACCTCGGTGAACTGGGTTTCGATGCCGCTGGCATGGTCGAATAAATCCGGCATACGCTGTTACCCGATGATGTCCACGGTTTCATCCGGGCGCAGGTAAGGCACGCCGTTAATGTGGACGAAATCGGGGCTGGTGATATCAAACGGAATTTTGTGGACCAGCGCGCTGCCGCCGCTGCTGTCCGCATCAATCAAATCGGAGATTTTCAGCTTGATGCCGTACATGTCGACCTTGAGCGTGTCGCGGTCAGTCTGGCCAAATCCCATGGCGTCGAAGGTGGGTAGCCCCCGGAAGGAGCCCGCCTGTTTGGCGGCCAGCATCAGCAAATTAAACTGGCTGGTCACCAGCTCCAGTTCGCCGCTGGCGTCCACATCGCCGTCCACGTAATCATCAGGCACACCATTGGTTTTGGTGACGGCGCTGTTATCAGTGATGCTGAGCGTCCACTTTTGGGCCTGAAGTTTCAGGTCACCCATCATAAATTTGAGGTTCTTACCGGATATACGCATGGGTTACCCCTCCGCTTGGTTGGACAGGTCGAGGGCGATATTCACCACAATGTGTTTCGGGCAGTTGTGCGGGGTGACAATCAGCCCGATAGCGACCTTGGTTTTGGTCAGCCACTGGATAGTCACGTCGCCCTCTTTGGGCGGCATGATTTCCCCAGGGAACTGAATGTCACCCAACTGGATACCCTTGCTCATTTCACGCATGTACCTGGAAAAATACTGTTTGTTGAGCTCAATGGAGGCCGGGGTCGAGTTCAGGATTTTGTCACCGACCCGGCGGATAGCCTGGATACGCACACGGCGGTTGAGTTTGTGCACCGGCCGGATGTATTCAAGGAACTGGTAATCGCCGCCTTTGGCTTCCAGTGTGGAGGCGTCGGCCCAGTAAATGCCCTCGTAATCGGCGTACCACTGCGGCACGCTGAGGCGTTCGCGCGAGAGTGCGCCAAGGGTCGCGAGGCTAAGGGCGTTGCCGTCTTTGTCTTTGGGAGAGGCGCCAAGGTCGAGCACGGGACCGGTGGCCACACGCATGGGGGTGTCAGCAACAGTCACGCTCCGGTTACACAGACGCCCGGCCAGTACCCCGGCGTTATTGCCATGCAGCTGCGGTACCGCCACCACCATGTTGGCCGCGATAGAAGCCTGCAGGGCAATGGTCGCCGTCTCATACTCTGACCAGGTTTGTGCGCTGGCGTCGATACCCGGCACCGCGGCAAGAAAGAAACACCACCGGCCCAGCTTGTTGATAAGCTCAGCCGTTTTCGCCTGCATGGTTTTAAAGGCCAGCTTGTCCGTGGTTTCATCAACCAGCACCACCGCTTCAAACGAGCCGGACGCGTTGGCAAGGTCAACGGCCTCTTCCCAGTCTATTGCCCCATTCAGGCCGAAGACTTCCGCGGTCCAGTTCTGCCCGCCGTTGACCTGCGCGGCCTTCACGTTGTCGCCCAGCGCATCATTGCCCATCAGGGGCGCTAAGTCGGTGGTGGCGTCAATGCGGGTGACTTTGCCCTGAAGGGCTGACTTTGACGTGGTACCGATAAACAGAAAGTGCCTTTCTATCTCGGGGATCCCGCCTTGTCCCAGGTTGAGGTTGTTTACCTCGACTTGTCCCAATGCCATGGTTATGTCCTTTTCTGTGCCTGCCCGATAATCTTGATGAGCTGGCGGTTAACGTCGGGTTGTGGACTGCCCAGAATTTGGCGTTCGGCCAATGGTATGTCCCATGTTGTTTGCTTCGGTTTTTCGCTAATAACTCGGATGATCAACCCAGCTTTCCCTTGGCTCAGATTCTCCATAATCCATCTAAGTGATGGCTTTTTGGGTTTGCTCTTTTTTCCCTTACCCTTATTGACTGAGAACCCCAACTCGCGGAGCTTTCTGGCTTGCCCTTTAGTTGCCGGTGCTTTGTAGTCAGGCTTTCCCCAGCGCTTCTCCATTTGCCGAGCTGTCATCTTTTGGGTTTGGCCTATGTGGTGCCTTGCCGCTGTTCGGGCGGTTTGCTTGTTGCGCCACGTCAGGTCTAATACCTTGCCGCCGTTCTTCACGTAGGGCTCTAACCCCTTCGCCATGCGGCGGAACATTTTTTTCCGGCCTTTCTTGCGGGGTTCTAACCCTCTGCCGTCAATGTCCTTTTGTTGGCTAATCCGCTTGCGGGCGTTGGCCTTTTCCCAGCGCCCCAGCGTTTTCAGAATCCAAAACCGCTTTTTTGGTGGCAGTGCCAGCAGTGCCAGTTTTTCCTTGCCATTCAGCGCGTCGCGTTTGTTGAGGCTAATGACCGGTTTCATGGCGAATTTCCACGTCTTCTGCTGTCCAGATGGGCACCGCCTCTACGCGGTACTGTGTCCCCTGATAGCGGATATGGCCCTCGCTGTCCGGCACCATCTGTATGTCTTCACAAAGTTCGAGCTCAATGGCCACGTCCACGCTGCCATCGTCCAGCACATCCACACTGACTGACGGGTCGGCCAGCCCTTTTTGACTGCGGTCCGGGTCAAACTCACTTATCCAACAGGCCACCGACGCCAGCAGGTAACGCGGGTCAATGGCTTTGTGGGGAAACCCCTCAATGCTGACCACCGCCTGGTACTGCCACTGCGCCATCAAAAAACCGCCGTTCCCGAGATCTTCCCCGGAGACGGTGAGCTGCGCGTTTTCCTGCCAGGCATCAATCTTGTTGGCGAGCACCACCCCGGACAGGTGCGCGCACATGTAATCCGTCAGGTGCTCCAGGTGGGTTTGGTGATAAGGCGCCACGTTTGAATGTCCCATCAGATTAACGCCACCCGGTTTTCACTCAGGCCCAGCAACAAGGCAATATCGCGGTTGCTCTGGGCGCGGAAACGATCCCCTTGCTCGGCCAAATCTTCTGCGGTGTTGCGCGCTTCATCCCGTCGGTTCTGGGTAGCAAACTCCGGCAACAAATCAGCATGTGCGCGGGCAAAGACCGCGCGCAGATACAAGGTGCTTTCTGCCCCGGACAGGCGCTGACCATTGAGTGGCGGTAACTGTGCCTGCACCGCCATCACCGCAATTTCCAGCGCCGCTATGATGCTTTGCTCGTCAAAAACCGGGGGGATACGGCGCATGGTGCGAAAGTCCTGGGTATCAAAATAGGGCCACCCTTGTCCGGGGATAAAGGTGGACTGATGCCGGGGTAAGTTGCCGCCAAAGCTCATGCTGTCTGTTCCTCTGTTCGGTGTGCCTCTGCCCACTGGGTCGCAGGCTGTTGGTCAGCCTTACGGCTTTCCACCTCGCCAGCCGAAGCACGCGGGGGGTCAGGAGTCGGTTTCCGCCGTCAGCGCATTGATGCGTGCCGGAATACGGTTTTTAATTAAGTCAGTGACGCCGATTTTGTCGTAACACTCATGCGCCCCGGTCAGCAGGGCCAGCGCTTCTTTGAGCTGTTCCACGTCGCCAATGGCGGTGACATTGGGCTTACCGGTGTCATCGCGCAGCTGTTGCAGCCCTGCCAGCTTGTACCACTTGGCCACCACTTTTTCGTGAAGGCGCCAGTGGTGGCGGACCTGCTCAAACACCATCGAGAAATAGGGCTCAATGCTGTCACCTTTCTCTGCCTGTGAATGCGCCCAGTCATACACGCTGTCGGCACAAAAGGTCGGCCAGTCACGCTTGATGTGGGACGGCGACGGCAAGCCTTTTTCAATCGCTACAAAGCACCATTCAATGAAGGTGTGGATTTCCCCCACATCAAACAGCCAGAGCACCACGTGGGTGAATACCGGGTTATCGTGCACGTCGTCCGCATTCAAAAAGGCGTCGGCCATCGGGCGGTATTTCGGGATAAGCACCGTGCGCTTGTGCGCGATTTTGTCCGCAATGGCGTTAAAACTTTTCAGGGTCGCTTTGTCGGCTTCAAGCTCCATCAGGGGCAGCGTCAGCGCTGCCGGTGATGACGCATAGGCTGTCGGCGACGCCTTGAGCAGTGTTTTCGCGATCAGCGCATCACGCTGTCGTCTCAACGGGCTGGCCATGCTCAGTCCCCCGCCACGCTGACCGCTTCAATGGCCGCAAATTTGTCGAAGTTGCCCACGCCATACCCTTCCATGCGAAGGAAGGAGTTTTCGTGTTGTTTGCGGTCTTCCTCGTTGCGTGACTTGCGCCATTGCGTGCCGCGCTGGGTGAGAATTTGCAGGTTTTTTGGGGTGGTCACCCATAGCGCATTTTTTGGGAAAAACGGCGGGGTGTAGGCCTTTTTGCCGTCAATGGTGGTAGCCAATGACTGCGCGGCTTTGTGCTCGGTCGGGGTATCGGCCGCACTCAATAAACGGTGCTGCTCGGCGGAGACCAAATCACGGCCCACTAACACCACCAAATCGGTGTCTTCCTGAAACACTTCATGAATGGTGGTGCTCACCAAGTCATTGACCAGCGCATCCAAGTTTTTGTAGCTGTCTTGCGCCTGCCCTGTGGGATCTAAAAGGGCAGCAGGCAACACTTGGGCGGCGGCTTTATCCTTGACGATTTGCAGCCAGCCTTTGTTGACGTCTTGCCCGAGTGGGTTGGTGTCAGGGTTGGTGGTCTCAGCCACGGTTTTGCCATGAAAGCCAATGCGCAACATGTCGAGGGCAAAGTTCCGGGTGGCGGCGTTGTTCATCAATTTAATGAATTCGCCGCTACTGCCTGAATTGGCCCATTGGGTCATGGTTTGCCATTTGATGACTGCGCACGAATCGGTTTCGACCAACTCGTAAGTGTTGCCATCGTGGCTCAGGCCCGCACGGAAACGGCCATCTTTCACACGGCCGGTTAACAGGCCGCCGGTGCCCACATCAATCACCTGTCCTTTGATTTGGTCCACGGTGCTGTGGGTGATCATGCTCAGGAAGGCCACCGAATGAAGGATCGCCTGGCGAAGTTTGGTTTCAATCACTGGCGTAATGGAAAACTGCCGGGAAGGATTGGTGGTGCCGTAAGATTGCATCAGCGCGTTGTCATAATCGGCCAGATACTGCAATGCGGTTTGGTTCAAGCTCATTTAAAGCGCCTCCACCGTTGATGATTCTGCACCTTCACCGGCTGGGCGTTGCCCCGGCGCTTCTTCAGAAAGTGCTTTAAATTGCGTGTTCAAACCGTCGATTTTTTCCGTCAGCGGTTTGAGCGCATCGGCCAGTGCCGAGCTGAATTGCTCAACCGTTGGCGCGGTTTGATTGTTGTCGCCATTGTCGCCGTCGGGCTGGGTGTCTTCGCCTTCGGGCGGGGCGGAAAACGTTTGCTCGATAGCGTCCAGGCGCGCGTTGAACGGTGCTAGCGCACTTTGCAGTGCGGCCGTCAGTTGTTCTTCGGTCACGTCGGTGTCCTCGGGTGTTGGTGTGGTGTCAGTCGGGAGTTCGCTGAACTGCGGCAAATACCTGGCAATGCCTGCCGCCAGCGTTTTAAAGAAGCCGTCGGTGTCGTTCTGCTCTACGTCAGTCTCCAGAAACAAAAGCGGCTCCAACTGGCTGTACTCGTGTTCGCAGTTTTCGTCGCCCATGGAGAACTTCAGGCGGGTGGTGCCAGCGCTTGCCGGAGAGTCGGTCACCGCGAGCCCCATCAGGTAGCACTTGCCTGTGCCGCGATAGTTCAATTTCGGTTCGATAGAGGTAAAGAGTTTCTGGCCGTCTTTGTTGGCATCAATGAGGTACTGATTCGCGGTAATTTTGGCAAGCAGGCGCAGTTTCCCGCCTCTTTTTTCTGCTTTCAGTTCATCCACGGTTCCCCAGTTCCTCCCCGCAAAGGGTGACCATTGAGAGCGGAAATGCTCCGGCCAAATCATTGCCGCGTATTCGTCTACCGAGTAGCTTTCCGCCATGTCTTTAATCCATGACGGGGTAATGGTGCGACCGTCTACGGTGGCGCCTGCCGTTGCAATGATGACCCAGCCAGATTGCTTGCTCATGCGGTTGTGTTTCCCTGCCGTGAATGTCAAATGCGTTCGAATTGATGGGAAAGTTACTGCGTTAATGGCGGGCTTTCATCTGGTTCCATTCCTAGAAATTCGGATATCAAGGAAATCCGAATCCTTCCGAATTCCGACCGGGTTTTTACGCTGCTCAAGTGCGTAAACTGCGCCCATGGCTTACTCACCTGAAATCAGAGAAGCGGCAAAACGCCTTTATTTGCGACGCCACACGCCGCAGGACATTGCCGATGAATTGACGCTGCCAAACACCCGCATTGTTTACCACTGGGCGGATAAATACGGCTGGCGTGATTTGCTGCGCGAAGAAGAAGTGGACGACGCGATTGGGCGTCGTATTGTGCTGCTGACGGACAAAGACGAAAAAAGCCCCGCTCAGCTAAAAGAGCTCGACATGCTGATTGAAAAGCATGTGAAGCTGAAAAGGCAGCGCCAGCAGGCTGCCATGCCGTCCGGGGGCGAAAGCCACAGCGGCGAAAAGGCCACAGAGCGCAGCCACACCCCGAAAAAGAAGAAAGGCAGGAAGGTCAAAAATGATGTGAGTGGGCTGACCGCTGACGCCTTTAACGCCCTCCATGCGAGTTTCTTCGATTACCAGCTCCTGATGCGTGAAAACCTGCACCGGCGCACACGTAACATTCTTAAATCCCGCCAGATTGGTGCAACCTATTACTTTGCCTGTGAAGCGCTGGAAGATGCGATCCTCACCGGCGATAACCAGGTATTCCTGTCAGCCTCCCGCGCCCAGGCTGAAATCTTCCGGCGCTACATCATCAATATTGCGCGTGAGTTCCTCGGCATCGAGTTATCAGGGAACCCCATCGTGCTCAGTAATGGCGCCGAGCTTCGCTTTTGCTCGACCAACAGCAGCACCTCGCAGGGCTTTCACGGCCATGTCTACATTGATGAATACTTTTGGATCCCCAAGTTTGATGTGCTGAACAAACTGGCGTCCGCCATGGCGACGCATAAAAAGTGGCGTAAGACCTACTTTTCGACGCCCTCCAGCAAGGCGCACCAGGCTTACCCCTTCTGGACCGGTGACAGCTGGCGCAAGGGAAAAGCCCACCGTGAATCGGTGTCTTTTCCTTCCTTTGAGGATTTCCGACACGGTGGCGCACTCTGCCCGGACAGGCAATGGCGTCTTGTCGTGACCATCGAAGATGCGAAGCAAGGGGGCTGCGACCTCTTTGATATTGAGGAGCTGCGCGACGAATACAGCGCGTCGGATTTTTCCAACCTCTTCATGTGTGTGTTTGTCGACGATAACGCCTCGGTGTTCCAGTTCCATAAGCTCGAACGGGCCATGGTGGACACCAGCCAGTGGAAGGATGTCACCCCCGATACGGCGAGACCTTATGCCAACCAGGAAGTGTGGCTGGGCTATGACCCAAGCCGGACCCGCGACAACGCCTGCCTCGTGGTGGTGGCGCCACCGAAAACCCATGCTGAGTTGTTCCGGGTGCTGGAAAAGCACTATTGGAAAGGGCTCAACTTCCAGTACCAGGCCAGCCAGATTGATGATGCGTTCCAGCGCTTCAACGTGACCTATATCGGCATCGATACCACCGGCATCGGGGCGGGTGTATGGGATTTAGTGAGCGCCAATCACCCGCGTGAGGCACACGCCATTCACTACAGCAACGAAAACAAAAACCGTCTGGTGCTGAAAATGATTGATGTGATTGACGCGGGCCGCGTGCAGTGGGATGCCGAACACAAAGACATTGCCATGGCCTTTATGGCTATCAAACGTGTGGCGAGTAACAGCGGCAACATGATGACCTTCAAAGCCGAACGCAGTGACACCACCGGGCATGCTGATGCGTTCTGGGCGATAGCGCATGCCCTGATTAATGAGCCGCTGAATACGGCGGACGCTGAACGAACTTCCACTTATGCATTTGGGCGATAACGATGACTGCACCTTTCCCAGTAACCAAAGAACACGCCGCCCCGGCCAGTGTGTACAGCCTGGATACCGGTTTTGAAACCGTGGACGCCAGCAGCTGGCTGACCGATTACAGTGAACTCTTTTACAACGACACCGAAGATTACTGGGAGCCCCCCATCAACCCCGAAGGGCTGGCACAACTGGCCCACGCCAACGCCTATCACGGCAGCTTGTTGATCGCCCGCTCGAATTACGTGGCGAGCCGATTTACAGGCGGTGGGAATGTCCGCCGTCATCTGTTCCAGCGGTTCACGCGGGACTACACCCAATTCGGCCACGGTGCTTTGCTGAAACTTCGTGATTTCTTTGGGCGTGTTAACGGTCTTTTCCCGTTGCCATCCATGTATGTGCGAAAACGCCGCAATGGTGATGTGTGGGTATTGGAGCGTGACGACAATAAACGCCTGTACAAAGCCAAGGACGTGATTTGGCTGGCGCAGTATGACCCGAAACAGCAAGTGTATGGGGTGCCGGATTACGTGGGCGGTTTGCAATCTTCCCTTTTAAACAAAGACGCGACCCTGTTCCGCCGCCGCTACTACAAAAACGGCGCCCATATGGGGTTTATCTTCTACTCCACCGACCCCCGTCTCAGCAGTAAAGACGAGGAGATGCTCAAAGAGAAAATTGCCAGCTCAAAAGGCGTGGGCAACTTTCGGTCGATGTTTATCAATATCCCGAACGGGCATGAAAAAGGCATACAACTTATCCCGGTTGGGGATATCGCCACCCGCGATGAATTCGACCGGATTAAGAACATCACCGCACAGGACATCCTGGTAAGTCACCGCTTCCCACCGGGAAAAGGGGGCATTGTGCCGGTGAATACCGCAGGCTTTGGTGACCCCGAAAAAGTCGGCCGTGAATACCTGCGTGATGAAATCATTCCGGTCTGTGAACTGATGATGGATGAAATCAACCATGACCCGGAAATCCTGAACCGCCCTGATTTGCAGGTGCGGTTTGACTTGGTCCTTCCCACTCTCAGCTAAAGGAGATGATCAGTGTCTGTTGTACTGATGCATGGCGATTGCCTGGAGAAAATGAAAAACCTTCCTGATGGCGCTATCGATTTAATTCTTACCGATCCCCCCTATGGCACGATAAAGGGGATGACAGGTATTCGCGCTGATTGGGATACCCCCATCGACTTTAACAAGATGTTTGCTGAGTGCTTTCGTGTACTCAGGCCAAACGGCGTGCTTATTTTGTTTGGTCAGGAGCCGTTTACCAGCAAGCTGATTCTAGGGGCTCACGGCTCCTTACCTTTTTCACATCGTTTGAACTGGGTTAAAGAGCACTTTGCCACTGCGTTCAATGTCAGCAAGGTGCCCGCCAATTACACCGAAGACATTGTCGTGTATTACAAGAGGTGTGATGACTTTCGGGATCATCCGTTGAAACCGTGGTTTGATGCCGAACTCGTAAAATCCGGTTTTACCCGTTCACAAATGGTGAAAAAGTTGGGCTCTTCAGCGGGGCATTATTTCACCGATGGCCGTCAATTTTCGATCCCTTCTGAGAGCAAGCTGCAGCTTTTGCAATACGAGACCGGGTATTTCAAACGCAGCTATGCCGATTTAAAAGCGGTGGACATGGATTATCGAAACCGGCTTCGTCAACGTTGGCCGCGCGTCTTTAATCTGGCGCCAGGTAAAAAATTCAAAAGCAACATCTTGTATTACAAGCGTGATTTAACGGGGTTACACCCCACACAAAAGCCATTGGCCTTGATCAAAGATTTGCTTTTTACCTACAGCGCCCCCAACAGCAAGGTGCTGGACTTCACAATGGGGAGTGGCACCACTGGCGTGGGGTGCGTTGAAATGGGGCGGGACTTCTATGGCATAGAAAAAGATGACATGTTTTTCACTACGGCGGAAAACCGAATCAACACTGCCATGAGCGCATCGCGATAGAGCGTATTGACACTGTACAAATAACCAGCACTTAACTACCATCGAAGGGTCGGTCAGTCAGTTAGGGCAAGGTTTCATGCGTGTGGATTGTTCATGCGGTGCAGGTGCGGTAGTGAGCCGCACAGAAAGAGACAAGCAAAACCCCAATGCAGCAGATTTATACTGCTCATGCACAAAACCCGAGTGTGGCCACTCGTTTGTGGCTTCACTTGGGTTTAAACATTCCTTGAACCTTCCTGCCAGCTTTCCAGCAGGTGTGACGTTGGACGCCTCCGTACAAGGCACCCGTATTTTTTGTGGGTGTGGTGAAAGGGCGACCATCCAGAAAACTAACCGCCTTTCGATCAATGTGAGCGACATATACTGCCACTGCTCTGGTTGCGGCCACCGCTTTGTGATGTACCGGGCTTACGCATACACGCTTTCACCTTCCGCACTCACCACCAACGAATTGGCGGTGGCGCTTATCCGGTCAATCCCGCCGTCCGCGAGACGTGAGCTAAAACAGCAACTTTCGCTTTTCTAGCTTCACGTTGAGGCGCTAGACGTTTGTTTCCTCTGGCCCGTCAAAATCTTCACTGTTGATATTGAGAAAGTCGCTTTCTTTCTCATCAAAATCAATCAATAAAATCAAAAACGCCAACACAAGAACATCCTCATAGATAGGCACACCATCTGTGTGTTCAGAAAACCTTTCTTTAACCCACTGCTTTGCAAGTTCATGTACTAACGCCATAGTCAGTCACCTTCCATCTGATTCGTTGATTACTGTTTTTTATTTTTTAACCTATCGAAATGCACTTTGGTGCAGTTGTAATATTCTTCATTTTTTATGTCTCATTAATGGGATTTGGTGACTATATTGAGAATGAGAAGTTGAGCTGTCATATATGACCGATTAGCAGTATTTGTGAGTCAGATTAGTCTCTTTTTCTACATGAAAAATATAAATATTCTTAGGTATGAGATGGACCCAATTGTTGTATATTTGAAAGCAGTAAGACGTCAAATGGGGTATACGCAACAACAGGTGGCCGCGCTCTGTCCTGAATTGTCTTTGAAGACATTGGGCCGGATTGAATCGGGTGAAACCTCGATGACGATAAAGCATTTAAGACAGTTGATGGACTGTTACAAGTTGACGCTGGCGGATGTGGCGGACGGCGAACGACAACAACGGCGTTTGGTCACTGAAGATGTGCGGGCCGCTATCTGCAAATTGCCAGAAAGATATTATTCGACATTTATTTCCCTGATTGAACTGATCGCCAAAGAGAAAGCAGAGCGATAGAGACGGCTACCAGTTCCCTTAAATTTTAATATCTGACAATGTGCATTCGAGGACAAACTTAGTCGCGTTTTCAGTATCTTTACCTGGGTTCTTCGAATCATTATCCGCTCTGTCTCACCGACTGTTCGCCAATCTCTTCTTCATCAGCAGCTCTCGCTTTTTTAGCGTTCTCCCTGACCAAATGTAATAGAAAATACACTTCCGGCGGCCACTCAGGGTTGGCCGTATCTTCGTATGCGCGCGATTCAATCCACTGAACAGCGGCATGGCTTTTTTTATCCATTTTATTCTTCTCCCTACATGCGCGAAGATGCGGACACCCACACGAAATACTGTATAGATATACAGTATATTTTCAATCAAATGTCTGTCGAGGTTAAATATGTCGTTTTGCGTGCATAGCACGTGAGCGAAGATTAAATATTTTTTAATACAAATAGTTAAATGGCGGATATTTTTTTAGACCAACCACTGGACCCAAACTTCAATGGATATACCTATTTTCTATATCAACGGCCAATCTTCGTCATCCCAGTAAGTTGGCGGGATACGTGAGAGGTCAGGTTGGGTCGTTTTCGGCGTCTCTGGTGGTACTTTTTTCGGTTTTCCGTAGTTGAGGAAGTCGGCCACCGCGTTGTCGAACGCTTGCATGTCTTGTTGATGGCATCGGTCGTCAATTTCAATGAGCTGTGGGGGGCGCTCTATGGTGATGTAGTGACCTGTGTCATCTAACACCACTTCGGTACACTGGCGTATTTTGATACTGCTCCCCCCACCAACGCTGACGCGAGAGCCTTTAAGTAATGCGCTTAACGCATCTTCACCAATATCAAATGGCTTAGTAATACCTTCGCAGACGGAGTGCGTACAGTTATTGACAGAACTCGAACACCTATGTAATCAGCCCCTGACATTGTCGTATTTGGGCAACTTGGCGCTAGCTAGCTCTTCCAAACTTTTTGCCTTTTTTACTTCAGGAGCAGCTTGTCCTTTTGCTCGATTTGCCCGATATTCCCGTTCTAATGCTTCCACTCTGCGCTTTGTGGCTACTTCGACTTCTGTCATGAATGCTTCGCACCCCACTTCATGGTCTTGGTTAGCTCGGTATTCGCCATATCGTTGCTCTCTACTTTTTGGCATGTTTACGCCCTCATTCTCAGGTCTTCGGAGTGCATATCTGTGAGTAGCTGGTTCATACAAGATTGTTCTGGTGGTTCGTATCTGTTTAAGAAGCTAGCCCACCACTCAGTGCTGGTTCGCTGCTCAGTTTTGGTCATAGTATGTTTGCGCCAGTATGCACGTTGCTGGCGCAAGTTGTTGGCGAGCTGGATTCTTAATCGGCGTTGGTAGTCGATTTCTTGCTGCACGCTTTCAAGCTTTTTGTACAGATATTCTAGTTTTTGAATTTCGCTATCGCTGGGGTTTTTGGCGCTTTCTATAGCGCTGTATTCAAGCCGCATATTAATAATAGCTTCTTCTTTAGCCTGCTCTAATTCTTGTTTGATGTAGTCATTTCTGGCGTTGGCTTGCCAATGGCGATTGTTTACGGCCCAACCTAGGAAGTTATCTAGGTTGTGGGTCGCATTTGACCCGGTGAAGGTGATTTGCCAATGACCTGAGGCAAAAACCCCCCGCTCTCGCTTTGCTTGTTGAGCAGCGAGGATTTCCTCATCCAGCGTTGCCATTTTCACTTTAATTTCTGAGAGGCGCTTTTCGCGTTCTTCTTCTGTGAATTTTTTGCTCTTTTTGGTGATTTGATGGATTTTTTTCTGTTTCTTTAACTTCATTTGGGCGCGGCTAGCTGCGCCATCATGATGTGCATTAGTGCGTGCTAACTTTTCTTCACATTCAGCGATGATGGCGGCCATATTGTCTGCCTGCCAGCTCATGATGTCTTCGAACCCTTCTGCTCTCGCAGATTGGCTAATGCTGTAGCGGTTACCTCGAATGAGCCCTTGGTTTTCCTTACCACCTTTAGCTGTGTAACCGACGGCTTTGACGATGTAGTTTGCGCCTGCTTTAGCGTGTTTAATTCTTTCTAGCTTGGCGAATCCATTTCCCCACATTTTTTCTAACCTCCCAGCCCATGCATGGAAGTGGGTTCCAGGTACCTCCCAACGCATGAGCAAGTGAACGTGCGGGTTGGGCTCACCGTCTTCATTGGCAGGCATTTCGGCTACCCAGATGTAATCGAGAGGTACGGCGGTTTGCTTCCATTTGCCGTTGCTGTTTTTCCAGCGTGGGTTCTGTTTTATTTTGTCTTTTTGATCGCCTTTTCTAATGGGGGTGAAAGGGCCAGCCGCAATGTGTCGGCCGCACTTTTCTCCTGCTTGTTTTTCTTTGGCTTGGTGAGGTTTGGTGCGCCTTGGCATGTAGTTAGGTATCCAACCACGTTGATATGCTTTTTGGGCTAGGTCGATGAAGTGGCTGACTTCTTTACCTACAGTAGAATCCGGCGTGAATGCACGTACTTTGCTGTAAGGGCCGCAAGCTCTGATGCTCGGGGCGCCTATGTCAAATAATGGGGAGCCGCTGTCATCTTCTCCAACTTGTTTAATTTCTTCTGGGTTCACGGCAGCGAGATCCCCTTCCTTTCCCATGTCATCAAGCCAGGTAAATGCACCTTCTGCTTTAAGGCGCAAGGGCTCCCTACCTTGTGGTTTCATGACAACGATGGCGCCAAATATTCCCGGCTTGGTGCGGTTTTTTGATTGTGGTTTGGGTGTAAGCACACGCTCTCTTTGTTCCTGGCTGAATGTAAGTGTTGTGAAGGTGGTAAAACCTCCACGGAGCACTTGCACGTAAGCGCCGGAAGTAATGATTTTGGACACAGAACTTTGGGTAAGGTGTTTTGTCAACCTATCGCCAGCTTGTGTTGGCGGTGCTTCTGAGGGTCTTGATTGAGCAGTAACTCGTATTCGCCATTCGTTTGACCATTCCCGGTGCTGTAATTTTGCTATTACCGGCGCATTGACGACAAAACCATGTGCTTGCAGGCATTTAACCGGGTTCTTTTGCCAGTCAAGCGTAATGGGAGCGCAGGCTGCGACAGCGAATGGGGGAATGAGTTTTGCGTTTTCTCCCAACTTTGGCGTTCGTGCCAAAGCTGCCCATTTACGGATGCGTTCTCGCTTTGCTCTGATGCGATCTTTTTCTGGTTTGGCGGCCAGATCTGCCTTTTCAGCATGTAATAGCTGGTTTCTGGCATAGATTTGTTCCCTTGTCGGACTTTTGCGCCACTGGACAAGGCTATTACCCCCAGCCGCTTCGCGACTGCCCTGCGGGGCAAGCTCGGGTGGCATGTAAGGTTCTCTATAACCGATCGCTCGCTTTAATGCTTCATCGTTTGAGTGGTCATCAAGAAAGAATTCCGCCGAGCCGATTTTCTCAGGTCCGGCGTTGGTGAATTGTCGGATTTCTTGCGGGGTGAAAAAGCGGGATGTCATACTGTAGTGAACTCCTGCGCATCAACAATCAGATATCCGCCCTGTCCATCTCCTTTGGTTAGTACACCGTTGTGGTAATGGGTGCATTCAAGCTGGCTACACGCCTGCTTGATGGCGAGTTCTTTGGTTTCGAACTCGCCCAGCTGTAAGTTCATAACTTCGGAAGTATCTTCATTGCGGAGAATGCTGCCGTCGCCACACAAGTAAACAGCAAGGAAATTCATCATGCTGTCACCTCTTCGTTTAACCCGTTGGCCAGGGCTTCTTTCTTCACTGCGCTGTACTTGTCCACATGGCCGCAAGGGTTTGACCAACCATCACAATACAAACGGCAACTGCCATCGTATGAAGTAGTGCCGACCAACTCTCCACGTTCATCGCCACACTGTGGACAAACCCAATACAAGCGAACGTGAATAAGGTTAAAAGGGCTGCCAGCATGGGCAGCAATACGGGGAATCGATACGACTTTGATCATGCTGCTTGCTCCTCTTGTGCTTTCAGGTCGCCAAGTTTTTCAATCAAGCGGTCTTCCATTGCGTTAATGGTTTCAGTGTCAAAAGCGTTTCCATAGCTGGAGTCCATAAAGATGGGGGTGGCACCTTGGAGCAAGTCAACGATTTCCACTTTGATTTCTTGTCGGCTAGCCCATAGAGAGACATCGACAAAGAAGCGTGTACCTAAGGATTCGGCACTGAGCCAAAGCAAACCATCAAAGGCATTTTTTAGGTTTCTGGTTTGGTTTTTCATGTTGTTAACCTATTTCACTGACAAAAAAGCACCTCGAAAGTGACAAGCGTGCTGCTTATTGTTATCTGAAGTCGGTAGGTAGAGTTCTTTCGATATGGCCCACGGCGTTGTTAAAGCGGCGAATGACGATTGAAAACTCATTCAATCCACGGCGCACTTTTTCTCGCGTCAGACCGTCGAGGTCTTTGAAGTTCATATCTCGTAGGTTGTGGTCTGCACCACCTGCAGAGAGGAGTAGCGCCCGTTGTTTCGCTTGAAGGCCGTTATAAATCAGTGCAATCAAACTTTGTTTATGACCAATGGTAAAAAGGGCTTTTGCTGCTGCGATGCTGTCTTCTGCCGGGCGAACTGGTGCATTAGCCGCTTCTTCTAACATCGCATCAAACTGTTTCAGGCTCTGCGGGATACTTTTCAGGGATTGTGCGTTGCTCATGTAGTTATCTCCTTACGTTAGCCCTGGCATTGGCATACCGTTGCCGATCACTTCCATGGACATGGAAAGGAACGGCGCAACGCCAGCTGTGCGGTTTTCTAAATCGGCGATCAGCAAGACCATATTTCTGATGTTGCGTTGTGCTGCATCGCGAAGGGTTTCGCGCTCTGTGCGGGGTAGATGCTTTGCACCGGCGTTTTCAATTGCTACGGCAGATATTTCACCGGCGTGTTTTGACGAAAGCAGGGCACGCATTGCAAGCGTGGCTTCTTGGTTTTCTTTTGGAAGTTTTGCGCCAACCATGTCGCACGCAAGCAAAAGACCACTTATCAGGGTTTCATTACCTGTGTTGGTGATGTCGATAAGTTCACGCACCTTTAGTTCGTGCGGTTGGTCGGGGTTCATTTTGTTACGCATCATTTGCGGCGTAATGCCAATGAGTTTGGCCATCTTTGTCATATCAGTGCTATTTGCAAATGCATAACAAGAATCGTCCCAAGTCTTTTGTTTGCATTCACATGAAACGCACATTGAGTTATTGCTGGTCATATTGAAAACTCAATTGAAACGTAAGGAATGAGAAAAACTGCAATTGAAAAGCAGTGATACCAAAAAGGTAGCTTTTCAAATTGCAGGTTCGCTTTAGTGATTGGGTCGCTCATGAAGCATGCCCCAGTATTTCATTTGTTTCGCGGCTCGCCTTTTCTATCATTGCGATGACATTGACCAGCGGCTTCTCACCAGCGAGTACCTTAGGTGCAATGATTACTTTACCTAGGGCTGCCCAGTCTTCGACCAGACGCTTACTCATGCCCGTAAAGCGGGCATATTCTGCATAGGTCATGTATGGCGCAGGTATTGCTACTGTAAATGACAACATGGTGCTATCCTTTTGAGTTGGTTTTTGGTTGGTAGTGCTCGATATCGTCATAAACGGTCAAATATCGGCACCATTGGTTCATTTGAATAGATTTGATCTCAAATGACCCCATGTCAAGTTCATTAGAATAGATTTACAGTCTTAATGGACCAATTCCGGCTTTTTTCTCACTTTTGATACGAAATGGTTGGTTTTATGGCTCGATTAACAGCGAAGGTTCCTCCGTTTGAATATGTAGGAGGCAAGGAACTCGTCGATAAGCTCAAGGAGATATACGATGTTCATACAGATCAACAATTGGCAGATTGGACAGGAGTACCCGCCCCAACAATAGGGACGTGGAAGAAAAGAAATCTCACTCCGTGGGAGTTGATAATAAGAACTTGCATTGCAAAAAGTGTGAATCTCGAATATTTGGCGCTAGGTAAAGGCGAAGTTTTTCAAAATGACTCAGATAAATCTCTGAATGAGGTTCTCACGGCAAAAAGATTAGAAGGTGGGAAAATTGTTGATTTAGTGGCTCTTTCCATTGATAAGTCATTGCTTTCTGGCAATTTAGACAGATCTAACTGCATGGTTGTAGTTGAAAACGCATCCACTTATTTCGTCAAAACTTCAGACACAAATCCAACATCAGGTAGGTACTTGATTGATGTCGATGGCAGTTACTCAATAAACCAAGTCCAACGTTTACCAGGTAAAAAGCTGGCTGTTGATTTTAACGGTTCAACACTTAGTGTTAATGAAGAAGATATAAAAGTGGTAGGCCGCGTAGAGATCAGTATGGTCAGGGAGTAATACACCATCGGCGAGGAGGTAAACATATTCACAGGGTGTATCCCACACCAAGGCTAATTATGAGTATGGCATGAAGATTTGGGGCGAATTGGAGCTAGTTTTAAAACGTACTGATTGGACCATTTTCATTCTAGCTCAAAATATTTCTGCAACACTTACGTGGTATGTAAATGCTAGAATTTTCAAAGTTTATTTTATTAGTCGCCGGAAGTTCTGCGCTCACTGGCGGTCTAGCTTTTGTATTCAAAAACACTATATCCAAGTTGCTGACGTCATCTTTGAAGCATAGCTTCGATAAAAAACTGGAAGTTCTCAAAGATAGGCTAAGCGATGAATCCCAGCAACGTGAAGCGCTTAGAGATATTGTCATTTCAGGCTACTCCAACCGAAAATCAGTTTTGTTTAATAAGAAAGTTGAGTCTGCTGAAAAAATACTCAAGAAGCTCGAAGGTCTTACCCCTGCTCTCACAACTGTTGGGGCTATCGGATTGCTCCCCAAAAGCTACTTGATTGACCCAATGCAGAATAGTGAAGCTTTTGAATACATAAAAAGTTTCACTGATAAAGTGACAATGGAGAGTTTCTCTTTAAACGATATTCAAAGTGTGCGCTTATATCTTCCAGAAATATGCTGGACATACTTTTCTGCATATCAACAAGTGCTTGTTGGCTTTCATGCCATAGCACTCCAATTGAACTCCCCCAATACCGGCCTTCCTCAAACTATGTGGGCGGTGAACTCGAAAGTGTTAAAAACGGCAATGCCAGACTACAAAGTAAACGATGTTGAGATAGAAGGTGAGTTGCTCGTAAAGATGGTCAATGGTCTTAAAGAAATGGTCATCATCAGTCTCCAAAGCGCGCTGAACGGGGATCTAGATGATGCTGAAGCAATTTCAAAAGTGCAGGCATTGAACGAAGCTATCGTTCAAGCTAATCAGGAAACTATGACTAATCAGGGATCTATGAAGAACTTCACTTAATGACTGTTAGAAATCTAAAAGACGGCAGCAAAAAACCATGGCTTTGTGAGTGCTACCCAAGCGGGCGCGAGGGCAAACGTATTCGCAAACGTTTCACCACCAAAGCCGAAGCGAACCAATTCGAACATTTCACTATGCAGCAGGTGAAGGACTCACCTTGGCTGGGTGAAAAGGTCGATAATCGCCGCCTTTTAGATATGGTGGATATTTGGCACCGCGCCCACGGTTTCTCATTGGCGCAAGGCAAGTACACACTGAACCGCTTGAACTTTATTGCAGAATCATTGGGCAACCCTTTGGCCGCCCAATTTTCCGCAAAGATGTGGACAACCTACCGTGAACAACGCATCGCGGGGTTGGTGAAAAACGCAAAAGGGAAATTCGTTGCGGTGAAAACCTCCACGGTTAACCATGACCAGGCGGTTTTCAATGCGATGATTGAGGAATTGATTCGAACAGGTGAATGGCGCTGGGATAACCCACTGGGCAAGGTGCGTTCATTCAAGCAACACGAAACGGAAATGGCGTTCCTAACAGATGAACAGATCACCGCTGTGTTGGCGGCGGCCAAAGTTCACACTAATACCTCGCTTTATCCGATCATCAAAGTGTGTTTGGCAACCGGCGCACGCTTTAAAGAAGCGGAACAGCTTCGCGGTTCTCAGTTGAGCCAGTACAAAATCACCTTCTCGAAAACCAAGGGCAAGAAAAACCGGACGGTTCCCATCAGCCCTGCCCTTTATGATGAAATCTACCAACCCACATCAGGCCGTTTATTCAAGAACTGCTACACCAGTATGTGGCAGATGATTGATGATTTAATTCCTGATTTACCCGAAGGCCAAGCCACCCACGTTTTTCGTCACACCTTCGCCAGCCACTTTATGATGAAGGGCGGCAACATCGTTGTGCTGCAAAGAATCTTGGGCCACACTGACATTAAGCACACCATGCGCTACGCCCATTTCGCACCCGATCACCTTGAGGATGCGATCACAAAAAACCCAATATCCCACCTTTTCTAG